AGTACATATATGAAGAAGTTTTTCAACTAATTCATTATGGAAAAGGATTTACATATAATGATTTGATGGACATGCCTATATTTATTAGAAAATTCTTTTACAATAGATTATTAGAAGCTTATGAAGAAAGAAATGAAGCAAATAAAAAAGCATCCAAAAAATCAAGAAGATAGAATGAAAGAAGTTAGGGAGGGGATTCTCTCCTCCCTTTTTTCATTATTAGCCATCCCTACACAATTAAAAATGGTGGGTAGAATGTATAATGCTGCAAAGGAAGATGAGAAATTAAAAAATCTAAGAGCCCAAAGATTACAGCGTCTGCAATCTCTAAAACATGATTCTGATTCTAATAATAAGCATTTTAAAAAGTATAAATAACATCAAAGACTTAATAAATATGTGATATAATGGGAATAGATGCTATAAAAAAAATGGTAGAAGCCATCTTTAATGATTTAAGTCATTTTAAAGAGAAGTATGAATCGGCTTATGCGTCTTTAGTTACGATAAAAGACGACGGTATAAAAGAATTACAAGCTAGTAAAAAAGATCGCTCCGCCAATTCCCAGAAAGAAATTGATCGACAAATAGAAGGTCTAAATATAGTTTACAAAAAAGAGCACGCAAAACATGAATCCTTATTAAAAAGTATAGATAGTGCTATAAAGGCAGCGAAATTGATTAAAAGCCACACAAATGTAAATGGCTACTCTATTACAACAATCCAAGAAGAATTAAATAATCTCATTCCATTTATTGAGACAGTATATACCGAGTCAAAGTTTCTAATAGGTAGAATAGAAATAGGATCGTATACATTAGGACAACAACTAGAGTTGAAAGAAAAGGGTCTTGATTATCCTAAAGGAAAAGAAAAGAAGTTTTTAGAAAAAGAACTACGTATAGCCTCTGTTAATTTAAATAATATTAACCCTGATGCTAAAGTAACATTAGGAGCTTTTAATAGAGCAAGAGGTGTAATCGACAAACAAGGAAACAGAACTGGAATAGAAGGTAAGTTATCTGATTTAAAGGAAAGAAAAAAGAATGAATGGTTAAAGCCAACAACTTTAGACTTAAAGAGAAAAAAAGAAAATAATGATATTATTAGAAATCATTTAACAGATATTACTCCTGATAAGTTACACACTATACCTCAAAATGTACAAAAAAAAATAAAAGCATATATAGGAGGTGTAAGTATATCTAGAGAAGAGCATTACAAAAAAGGAGACCCTTATAATGAATCAGACCTTGAACAATTAATATACGCAAAAACAGGAATGTCTAGAGAGGATATTCTGCATAGTGAAAACTTATTTCCTAACCCAGAGGGATTAACAAATAAAAAAACGGAAGAAACTGCACAATCACCCGCAGAAATTAAATCTCCTGTAAAAAGAAAAGGAAAAAATAAAGCACCCGCAGACGTTATTTCTGATACAGCCTCTGTAGCTAATACATCATCACCCGCAAACATTACTTCTGATACAGCCTCTGTAGCTAATACATCATCACTTGCAGACGTTATTTCTGATACAGCCTCTGTAACTAATACAACATCCCCGGGAAATAGAGGAGGTGGTAAAAAGAGAAGAATTTCAATACGTGGGAGAGGTGGTAGCATTGGAGGTGCAAGTACCGGAGGAGGGTCACAATCACCTATTGAAGAGATTAAGCCTAAAGTTGAATACGGAGGAGGGTCACAATCACCAGGAGAAGTATCGGATGAAATGCTTAAAATAATTGAGCAAGCAGTATTTAATGGAACTGCTAGAGCTTTTAGTCAATTTTCAAATTCTCCGATAAGCGCGCCATCTGAATTTAGTGATTCGGCAATAGATAAGATAGGAAATACAGTTTATGAAGCAATGAAAAAAGCTTTAGACTATTATTCTGCATCTCCTGCTTTAAATATGGTTTTATTTGGAATAGACCCATCTGTTATGAAGTTATTAAAAGACGAGTTAGGAGGTCTTTCTAGTACAGGGGGCGGGACAGGTGATATGGATAAATTAGCCGAAGAATTAAGAAAAAGTAGAGAGAGCAATGAAAACCTAGCTAAAATGCAAGAAGCTAGAAGAAAAAAAGCAGCAGCAGAAAAAAGAAAAAAAGATAAAGAAGCAGAAAAGGAAAAAAAGAGAATAGCGGATCCTAATTCACCCGAAAGTATAGCTAAAAAGAAAAAAGAAGCCGACGCAGCAGAAAGAGCTCAAAAGAAAAAAGATAAAGAAGACCCTAATTCACTAGAAAATATAGCAAAAGCAGAAGAAAAAAAGAGGAAAGAAGAAGAAAAAAAAGCTAAAGAAGATAAAGCAAAGTTAAAAGCCGAAAGAGAAGCAGACCCCTTTAGAAAAAGATTAAAGACAATATTTAAAGAAGGAGAACAGGAGCTATCATTTCTATATGCTAAGACAGATGCTTTTGTAGGATGGATTCCAGGATTTAACGACGCTATATTAGAGGCTAGAAAAAGTGCTTTAGAAACTTTACGAAAAGGGTACGAAGAATTTGATTTAGAATACGCAAACTCGGGTAGTGCGTTTAAGGGTATGAAAAAAGCAATATCAGAGATGTTTAAGATATCTCCCTTCACCGTTATAGTAGCAGGATTAACAACCATAGGAATACTTTTAGGTAAAACAATTTTTAATGCAGCTCAAAAAGTAAATACTCAAATAAAGGAAATAGCAGCAGAATTAGGAACATCAAATAGACAATCCTATGAGATGTTTAAAAATGCTATGAATGCTCAAACTCAATTTGAAAATTTACATGCTAGCTTAAGAGATGTTATGGATGCTCAAAAAGGCATTCTAGGAGATTCTGGCATTTTATTAAGAACAAATGATAAAGCATTATCTGCCATAGCTGACAATGCAAAAAATATAGGATTGTCTGTAGAATCTGCCGGTGCATTTTATGAGAATTTAAGAATGAAAGGGGCGGGTGATACTGAGGCGAATAATGTCATGACTGCATCACTAGAACTTGCAGATAAAAGAGGATTTTCTCCCCAATCCATAGTAGATGATATAGCTCAAAATGCTGAATTTGCATCAAAATATTTTTCTAAGATTAATAAAGATTCTAAATCTGCTCATAGAAATTTAATCGAAACTAATATACAAGTAAAAAACTTAGGATTAAATTTTCAGAAGGCATCTAAAATGACACAGCATTTATTGTCATTTGAGCAAAGCATTACAGCAGAAGTTGAAGCATCTGTAGCATTAGGTACGCATGTTGATATTGGAAAAGCTAGAGAATTGCTTTTACAGGATGATATTGCCGGAGCGATGACACAAATGATGAATGCCATTCCGGGAGGTTATGAAGGATTTCAAAATATGGATTTTGCGGAAAGGCAATTATCGGCAAATGCTTTGGGTCTTGAAGTATCCGAACTAGAAAGAAGTTTATATCTCCGAGAAAAAATAAAACTGAGTAATTCCGAGGATTTGGAATTAGCCATGAGACATGATGACTATTTGAAAAAAATAGCAGGAACAAATGATGAACTTTATAGGACAGAATTAAATAAAGTACAAGCTGCCGAAAGATATAATACATCCATAGAAAAACTATCAGTATCATTTAGGTATGCTTTAGCTCCTGTTTTAGAAGCTGTAGTACCTGTAGTTGATTTATTAGCGGGTGCCATAAATAGATTAGCAGGGATTGTAAAATCATTCGTAGGTGGTATAACTGGAGCTAATTCTGATGCTGCAATAGGGGGTGGAGGAATAAAAACCCCTGATATGTATCAAATGGGAGGAGGCGCTCTCATGGCAACCGTTATGGGAGGGCAGTTATTAAAAATGATGAGAGGACCTGCGGGAGCTAAATTAGGAGAAGCTGTAGGTAAAGTTAAAGGAAGTTTTGATACATTAACAGGAACATTAGGCACAAAGACAAATCCTATGTACGTTATATCATTAGGAGGAGGAGTAGGTGGAGTAGGCGGTGGCATAGGAGGAGGGAAGTTCGTTAATGGTAAATTTAGATCTCAAGAAGTATTGGACAGGGCGGAATCTATTAGAAATATTAGAAACGCTAAAACCTCCACACCTAAACCCGGATTTTTAAAAGGAATAGTAAATAATGCAAAAAGTTTAAATTTTGGGTCAATTGTAAAAAATACAATAAAAACAGGAGGTATAGCTTCGGCCTTTTTAGGAGTATTGGATTATGCAGACAGAAAAGTTCAAGGTCAATCTACAGCCCAAGCAGCTTCTGGAGCGATTTCAGGTGGACTAGGGAGCATAGGAGGTGCAGCTCTAGGCGCAGCCATAGGAACTATATTATTGCCAGGAATAGGGACTATAATAGGAGGTATGCTAGGAGGATATGCAGGACACACAGCAGGTTCTAGAATGTCAGATTCATTTTTTAACAAAAAATCATCCTCATCTTACGAAACACAACCATTTCAATATCAAGGAATGGGATTAAGCGCAACAGGATCTATATACGGGGGAGTTAATAAACCAACCGCAAAAGGAATACCTGTAGAAACATCTATGGTTGATACCACTCCAACAACTCTTAAACCAAACTTTTCTAGTCCATTTAATACATTTCCTAATTATGGCACAACAAACATGTCTAGGGAATCTGTAATGGTTAATAAGTCAAGTAAAAGCGTAGCCTCGACTGCTTTAGTGCAAAGTACTCTTAAGGAAAAAGAAAAAACGGATGATGCTCTAATAAAAGAGGCTCAAGAACAAACGAAATTAATGCAGGAAATGATAAAAAGATTAAATCAGCCGGCTTTAGCCTTTTTTAATGATGAGGGAAGAAAACAAACAGCAAGCTATATTAGACTTAAAGGTACACCATAAAAATTAATCATGCCCATAGACGCAAAATCTTTATTTAATGTCACTTCGCTAGGTAGCCTTTCTATAAGGGAGAGAAAAAAACCATTTACTTTCAAATTCCAAAGAATATCTGCGGGTTCTGTTAGCAATGGGGTGACTATAGTATTAATGGCCTATATAAATAATATATCAGACTCCTCTAGCCCGGAATGGGATGAAAGACTAGATATAGGACGGGCAGACGCAAAAATTTTATATAAGAGCTTTAACAGAACTATATCTCTGTCTTTTACGGTCGCAGTAGAAAGTGAAGTAAATTCTAGACTTGAAGCAAATGAAATTTCTTTAGATAGAGAATTAGCTAATAGATCTAGTAATCGTTTTATTTCAGGAGTGGAAAGATCTAGAATTTTAACAGATCCTCCTACAAGTAATTTGACTAATATTAGAGGAGAACAGGGAGTTAGTATTGGCGGCGCTATACAAAGAGCAACAGGTACTGAGTATGCTACAAGAGATGTAGCCATAAATTTAAATGACGCTTCCAAGACCTCTACATTATCCACAAGAGTAGCTAATATTACTTATCCTTCTATTACTTCCGGAATAAGTATAACTCATGTTACTTCTCAACTTAATGAATTATCCAAACTATCTCTTCCCGTATATAACGGACCTTATGTTGGATCCTATGTTAAGTTTAGCATTGGTAAACTATATACAGATGAAATAGGTTACATAAAAGGATTAACTTTTGATTGGGATAATTCACAAATAGTATGGGACGAAGACAAGGAATTGCCTATGATTACAAATGTTTCTATGGAAATAGGATATATAGGTAAAAGAAAACCTCAAGTAGCATCAAACTTTTTTGGATAATGAATAGATACGAAGACATAACTAATATAATAAAAGAAGAATCAGGTGTTAGAAGGTACAGTACTACGTATTATTACAAAATACCATTTAAGACTAGTGATTTTTTTATATACGCTAAATCTGGGGACAGGTTAGACTTATTAGCTAATGATTATTACGGAGACCCTAGATATTGGTGGATACTAGCAAATGAAAACGATATAGGTAAAGGCACTATAGTACCTCCCATAGGAATAAGATTAAGAATTCCATACCCTTTAAATATGCTTGAGTTAGAACAATTAAAAAACGAATCAATAAATGGCACCTCCTTTTAGAAGAAAAATACCGGATTCCGTAAAAAATGTTCTTGGCAGTAGACTTAATCTTTATGTAAAGGGAAATACGTCTGATTACTACAAACCTAAAACAAGAAATACTGCGTATTGTACTATAACAAAAAATGGATTAACAGTATCTACAAGAGAAGATACTTTCGAAGAGACTTATAGCCCTAAATCCCTTAAACCTAGACCCAATTTATTACGAGCCGAAATAGAAAGAATAGGACACGATGCGTCCTTAGTAAATCTTTCTATGAGAATAAGGGGAACTATTGAAGTTTATACTCTGTCTGACTTTATAAGATACTCTGAAGTTTTTTGTATTAACGACCCTAAAAATCAATTATCTATAACAATGGCTTATGCCGCTCCTTTTGACGGGTGCCCTTCCTATACAGTTTCAGGATGTTATATAGCTTACGGAACCTGGCAAACTACAAATGAAAATTATTACCAGTTATCTTTTGAGGCTATAGGACCGGGAGAAGTTTTTTCTTCCGTTGATATTGGATTTAGTGGAATATGGGATAATGCTAAACTCTATTACAAGCATAATAAAACTTTTGATAATAAAGTTGTAGAATCCCAAGTTAACGGATATTATGAATTGATGTTATATGATGCTCAGAAATCAGGAGCCACCTTAACAGATGATATACCTGATGGAACCATAGTTCCTTACGAAAGAAAAAAAAGTTATGAAGGTAAAGTTAGCAATGGTATAAAATATTTAAATTTTAGAGGGCAACTAACAAAGAGTGATATAATTGTTTATCAACCCGTAGAAGGTACGGCTTTAAGTGCGGACCCAGATCAAATACCTACCGCACAGACAACTACAGATGAGTTTTTTACTTTACAATATGTAGTAGACAGATTAATAAATGAGTTTTGTCTCTATCCTTTATATACTAAATATACAGATTCAGATTCAGGAATTAGAGATGTTTATGTAGGATTTGCGGAAAAACCAAGATGTTCTACCGTATCATTATGTAACTCCATAGTGGTTAGATCCTGCGATCCTAGAAAAATTCTTATATTAGGTAATGGAGCAGGAGATTACAGAGATAAAGAAATTAAAGTTACAGGAAAGAATTACGAAAAAGGAATAGCTTTAGATGGAATAAAATCTCATTATGGAGATTATATAGATTTTAGAAAGATATTAATACATAGAAATATAATATGGGAAGCTATAAATGCGACAATGCATACTGTTGAGAAACCTAGAGCTGGAGTAAATTCAAAAGATAATTTTATATTAGAAGAATATTTAAGAGTAACAGAATTTTTTAAAAACATATTTACTACGATTAGCAACTGTACTGGTGGTTTTGTTCAACTAGGTTTGATAGTAGACGACGGGACTAATGACAAAGATGATTTAACTAAACACAAAATTTTGAAAATAGTACCTACCACTTTCGTAGATACCGGATTAGATATATGGAAATTCAATACTTTGAATGGTGACGGATCTACTAGAGAACTTAGTATTACCGCCGAATTACCTTCTACTGATTTGCACGCATCTTTAGTTAAAAACATATTTAATAATTCTAGAGTAACAAATGCTATTAGAAGCGATACCAATGACGGATTATCTATCAATGATTTAGAAGAGCTAGCTACTAGACTTTTAGATGAATACTATAATAAATTAATGCCTAGAACAAAATATAGTAATGAGACTTGTGATGCAGCTAGAACTTTATTATTTAATATAAACAAAGGAAGACCAACATCTTCTTTAGTAAATAATAATCAATATTTATGGCTCATGAAAATGAATGTCAAAATGGACGGAGTAGGAGGATGGAGAATAGGACATCATATAAACAGCAATACAGTTCCTCCAAGTTATACTACGGATAGAGATATTGCTTTTATAGTTACTAGAGTTCATCATGTAGTAGAGGGACAGGATTGGCAAACTGAATTAGAGTCCATTTGTACAGTTGTACCTCCGGGAACGCCTACCTTAGGAGCATAAAATAAAATAAATCATGGCTAATTTTTTCTATACAGAAGGCGGTTTTTTATGGGATGAAAATAACATGTCATACAAAGGATATTATTTTTATACCAACAGAATACCATACGCAGGTATAAACGGGAAGGATACTAGAAAAAGATTATTTTTAGAGTACGAATTTAAGAGAAGGGTATATTCTTCTCTTGGTTCGGAGCCCATGGTAGAGTATATTAACATAAATCCATACACACCAACAAAAGAAGTTATAGAAGAAGAAGGTCTTTATTTTAAAAGATATTTTTACCAAAAAAGAATAAAACCAATAACATCTATAACCGAAATTAAAAAAGATGATTATTTTTCTGCTAAAAACTTGCAGGATAACAAAAATAGACTTATATTTGCAGAAATCTATTGGAAAGTCCGTGGAGATAAAGTTAAAGTAGCGCAATTAAACAGGAATGAAGTTTTAAGTGCAGATACAACTTTTCCAGGACTTAAGAGGTTTATTGTAAATTATAATGAGTTTTATATAGATGATGGTTATTGAGAACGAGGATCAACTAAGGGAGGTCCAAACTAATTTTTCAGGTTCCTTTGTGTTTCCTATTCCGAAAGATATGTCAAATTTTTCGGAGGGGCTCTCTATGTTATTTATACATGACTATAAATCAAATGAGTCATATTCAATAGCATTACAACATGAAGAATTTAAATCAAACATAACATTAGAGACATTACAGACATTATTATCATTTAATTATGTAATAGCGTCATCTAAATACATCTTTGATTATTATTTTCCCAGTAAATTTTCAACCGAGTTCCCATTACTATATTGGCTAAACAAAGGAGATACAGATTATTTAGGAGATTTATATTCATTTACATCTAAGTACAAAAGATTTTATTATCCATCAACATCCTATAACATCTATATTCCATATTACATGTTCTTAAGATGTTTTAATAGTCAGCTATCCTATTTAAACACATTGGATAAAAAATCATCTGTCATTGAAAAATATACATCTATTCTATCATCTTTAAATCATATTAGAGATAATGGAATTTGCATTGACATTCCTCAAATAAATGAAGTATACAATAAAAAATTAACAACATCTTTATTACATCCTAAATACATGCTCTACAATGCCACAGGAAGGCCCGTAGGGACATGTAATGGTATTAACCTTAGCGCAATACCAAAAGATGAAAAACATCGCTTAGGATTCATTTCTAGGCATGATAGAGGAATCTTAGTTGAATTTGATATTAAGTCATTTCATTTATATCTGATTGCAAAGGCCATTGGATATACATTAGAAGAAGAAGATGTTCACATGTATTTAGCAAAGATGTATTTCAAGAAGAATAATATATCCCCGCAAGAATACGATGAGGCAAAAAAAATCACTTTCACTAATATTTATTCTGAAAGGGGGGATGCTAAAAAGATTCCTTTCTTTAGTGCATTGTATAAATATAGGGATTCGATATATAGTCAAATGGTTCAAGATAAAGAAGTTATTGTTCCATACTGTGTAAGAACTTTAAAACTATCGAATCTAAAAGATGATTACTCCTACACAAAAGGAAAATTATTCTCTTATGTTATACAATTAATGGAAGTTGAACATTTTTTTGACATTATTAGTAAAATTATTGTATATTTGCAGTCGAAGAAAACGCAAATCGTATTATATGTGTATGATTCTTTCTTATTAGATTTTGACAGAGAAGATGGATTGGAAACATTAAGGGGAATACAAAAGATTATAAACGATTCTGGGTTTAGCTCATCTGTGAAAATTGGAAAAAACTATTTTAACATGAAATCTTTTGATTTGGAAAACATGCAAACATGATTGAGAGGAAACCTACAAAATTATTATGTACTTTTTGCCACCCGCATTTTATAGAAAGTACATTGAAGACTATTAGAAACACTTATGATATAACAAACGATAGTGTATTTGTTTTTAGAAATGCATCCGATAATGATGAACTAATTTTAAGTTACAATGTTATCAGAGAGGAAGATTTTACATTACTTCCGTCCACCCTTATATTACATAGAAATAAAGAAACCGGAACTTTATTCACTCTAAATGGCCTTAACATACTTATAGAGCAATCGAATAATGGTAAACTTGATGTTAATTATAAAATTGACTGGTATGCTTACGAGAATTGCCTAATAGTGACAGGATCTGATGGATTGAGAATAATTGACTTAAAGTTTCTTTACAAAAAGAATATTTCTAACATTTAATTTATATAGTTATGAGTAATTTTGCAGAACGTTTCAAACAAGAAGCGAGTAAACTTTCTAACTCCGGCCCTACAGGTAGAAAGAAAGGTAAAAACATTTTTGATTATATTTGGAGACCTACATCTAGTTCTACCACTATTAGAATTGTACCAAACAAAAAAGATCCTGAATGGCCTTTTTATATGGTTTATATTCATGGTAGAGATTACACCACAAAGATAGGTTTAGCAAATTACGAGTTTGTATCTCCTAAAACTTTCCAAAAAGAAGATCCGGCTGAATTATTTGCCAATAATCTTTACAGACAGGATTATGAGAACAACAAGCAATTTATTAAATATTTTTCTCCTCAAAAGTTTTACTATGTCCCTATTCTAATAAGAGGAAAGGAATCGTCAGGAATCAAGGTATGGCCTGTAAACACTAAGACTTACGAGAAAATATTCAATATCATGAATACTATTTTCGAGGAAGAAGGAGAAGACTCGTCAAAAATCTTTGACTTAAAAATAGGAACTGACTTAGTTATCACTAAACCTTCGGGAGGTGGAGTAGAAATTACAGCAAAGAGAAGCCCGACTAATTTGATAGAAAGAGCGGAAGAAGGCTATACTATTGAGGATTTTAAGAGACAGTATGAGGAAATGGGAAATATTGAGGGTTTGTACATTACTCATACAAAAGAAGAGATTGAAAAAATGGTAACTTCTTTAGCAGGATCTTTATTCTCAAAAAGCAAGGCACCGGAATCAACTGAGATTATAAGAGGTGGCACAAAGACACAAGAAACTACGGAAGAGGTAAGAAATAAACAGGTTGAAAAACCAGTAGCTACCAAATCACTTGAAGACGATTTTTCTAAATTTCTAGATTCTATATAAAAAAACGTTAATTATGGCAAAGAAAAAGGAATCCTCCCAAGAGAGGACTGACACATCTTTTGCATCATCTTTGATAGATGCAATAAATGCTAAGTACAAAAAAGACATAGGGACTGTAGCTTATAAGTTAGAAGACTCTACGTTAGCACCTACAAATGTTAGTGATTTTATACCTACCGGATGTACAACACTAGATATGGCTATTTCCAATAGAGAAAATGGCGGGTATCCTGTAGGTAAAATTGTAGAACTAATAGGACTAGAACAATCTGGAAAATCTTTATTAGCTGCTCACGCTATAAAAGAAACACAAAAGAAAGGAGGAATTGGAATTATCATAGATACAGAGAGTGCTGTGAGTAAAGAATTTTTAAGTGCTATTGGTGTAGATTTAAAAAAGAACTTCGTATATGTGCAGCATGAAGTTATAGAAGATGTTTTTAATTCAGTCGAAACTATAATAGAGCAAATGAGAGCATCTAATAAAGATGTAATCGTAACTATTGTAGTGGATTCAGTAATGGGAGCAAGTACAAAAGATGAGATTGAGGGCAATTATGATAAAGATGGATGGGCTACGCAAAAAGCAATCATTATATCTAAAGCCATGCGTAAACTTACAAACTTGTTAGGTAGAGAAAAAATTCTTTTAATTTTCACTAACCAACTTAGGCAGAATCTACAGGCTAGACCAGGAATGGGGGATTCTTACACTACATCAGGAGGTAAGGCTATTGGTTTTCACTCATCCATAAGAGTTAAGTTAGTTAAGAAAGGAAAAATACAGGGTCCTGAAAAAGATTTGCCTTTAGGTATTACTACGGAAGCAGAGATTATCAAGAATAGAATAGGACCTCCTCATAGAAAAGCATCCTTCAATATTATGTATAACTCAGGAATTGATGATGTAAGTTCAATTATGGATTTCCTAAAAGACAAAGGAATTGCAACAGCTTCCGGACCCTGGTATACTTATAAATATTGCAATAGAGAGACCGGAGAAATTATAGAGGAAATAAAATTTCAAAGGAAAGATTTTCACGATAAGCTATTTTCTAGGGAAGAAATACGTAAAGATATATTCTCTAATATCTCTGATTATTATATTACAACATACATTAAAAGAGACGGTAGCGACGAAGGAGATTCTACTCCATTCATTCACATAGAAGAAACGGAAGATGACAATTGATTTATCAAAATTGTTAGATAATCATAGATCTATGTCTAACGAAAAGACTGTTCTTATAATAGATGGAACTAATTTGTTTATCAGATGCTTTTGCGCCTATCCGACATTGAACACGGATGGGCACACAATAGGAGGTGCCTTTGGATTCTTAGAAAGTATGTTTTCTTTTGTTAAGACTTACAATATAAATAAAGTTATTGTTGTATTTGATGGTCAAGGAGGATCTGTACGGAGAAAAAAAATGTACAAAGGGTATAAATCCGGCAAACATAAAGGACTTAAGTTAAATAGACTAACCGAAAGTAAGACAGAAAGTACAGATAAAGAATCAGAAAGACAAATTAGAAGACTTATAGAGTATTTAAATAATTTACCTGTTGTTCAATTAATCATGGACGGAGTTGAAGCAGATGATGTTATTTCTATTCTCATAAACTCAAATGACTTAGATGATTACAAATATAAATTTATAATGTCATCTGATAAAGACTACCTCCAGTTAGTATCAGAAAACATACAAGTTTATAACCCTACAAAAAAAATTATGTATTCTCCGAAAAAAGTTGCCGAAGAATTTGGAATTATCCCAGAAAACTTCGTATATTACAAGGCTTTTGTAGGGGACCGCAGCGACAACATTCCTAGCTTCGGTTCTATAGGAGAAAAAAACATAATTAAATTTTTCCCGGAAATACGAAATACTAAAATAGAAGATTTGGATTTCTTCTACAATCGGGCAAAAGATTTGATTTCAGAGGGTAAAAAGTATAAAGGGTTAGATAATCTCATTAACGATTTTGATAAATTAGAATTAAACTACAAGTTAATTCAGTTACATAACGTTGATGTTTCTTACCATACAAAAAGTGCAATAAGAAGAATTTTGCAGGATTTTGTACCCGCTAGTTATGACTATGAATTTATGCAAATGTTTGCGTTCGACGGGCTTTTCTCTAGGATTAATGACTTTGATTCATGGCATAGAAACTTTGTAAACAGATTAAAATCATAAATAATGACCGCCAATTTATTAAATTCTTTTGGTACGGATTTTCAAAAGAAGGTTTTGTACAATTTGCTTAATGACGAGAATTTCTTTACTCGCATTATTGACATTCTTGATCCAAATTATTTTGAGAACGAGGCTATGTCTTGGGTAGTAGAAAAAATGTATGAATATTATGAGACATACAAAATACAACCTACAATAGATGTTTTAAAAATAAACATCAAGGAATTAGCAAACAAGGATGAAAACGATTCTCAGGCAGAAAGAAATAAAATCCATGCCCAGAGTATTTACATGTTTCTTAAGAGTTCCTTGGATTTTGCTGACTCTAAGGACTTACAACATGTCAAGGACAAAATTGTGGAGTTTTGTAGAAATAGGGAATATGTAAAAGCCCTAAGAAATGCTGTTGACTTAGTTAAAAGAAATGATTTTGACGCTGCCTTTTCTGCTATAAACAAAGCACATAATGCAGGTTCAGAATTAGACTTAGGATACATGTATGAAGAAACTTTAGAAAATAGATACATGGAGGATGATAGAAATCCGATTCCTACTCCATGGCCTGTTCTTAATTCTTACATGAAAGGAGGTCTATCTTATGGCGAACTTGGCGTTGTATTATGTCCACCAAAGGGAGGTAAATCATGGTTGCTTATATCTTTAGCTGCTCACGCTATGGAGTTAGGGGTGAACGTAATCTACTATACCATGGAACTGTATCCTACTCAAATTTCAAAGAGGATTGACGCTTACATCACAGACATATCATTGGATAACTTGTCTAAAGATAACATGCCTTTGATTAATAAGAAGATGGATGAAATTCCAGGCAAGTTAATCATTAAGAAATATGGAGCATACAAAGCATCTACAATGACTATCAGAGGACATTTAGATCAATGTATCCACCAAGGAATTTCGCCGGGATTAATCATTATAGATGACCCAAAATTACTAAAATCTACAAAGACAGAGAAGAGATTTGCATTAGATGAAATCTTTACCGACATTAGAAACATAGCAGATGAATATAGAGTTCCAGCATGGGTTCCCTCTCAAGCAAATAGAACATCCGAATCAGCTAAAATTGTAAATGGAGAACACATTGCAGAATCATATAATGTTCTCATGGTATGTGATTTCATGTTCTCACTATCAAGAAAAAATATTTATCACATTGTAGCATCAAGATTAGGAGAATTAGGATTATCATTTGAAGGCATGTTAGATACTAAATGTGGAAAACATATTATTAACAATTTGATATCCGATGTAGATGATGATGATAGAGGTCCCGCTCCAAAAAATTCAAGTGCTTTTGATCCTGCCGAAGTAGATAGATTTTTCAAAGAGTACAATGAAATTTAAGTTAGTCAGGTATTTATTTTTACCGAAAACAAAATTATAAACGTTCAACTTTTCACATTATGCCTTTACTAAAAGAGAGATTGCATTTTAAACCATTTGAGTATCAATGGGCTTATGATTATTGGTTCAAACAACAGAACGCCCACTGGTTGCATACGGAAATTAACATGCAAAAAGACATCAAAGATTGGGATGAAAATCTTACAAAATCTGAAAAAAATGTCATAGGTAACATCTTAAAAGGATTTGCCCAAACTGAAACACATGTAAATGATTACTGGTCACAATATGTTACTACGTGGTTTCCAATTCCTGAAATCAAGATGATGGCAGTAACATTTGGATCATTTGAAACAATACATGCGACAGCCTACTCTTATTTAAATGATTCTTTAGGCTTAGATGACTTTCAAGCATTCATGCAAGATGAGGCTACTATGAATAAATTGCAAGTTCTGATTGATGTAGATAAAAATGATACATCCATATCAAACATTGCAAGAAGTTTAGCATTATTTTCCGCATGCGCCGAAGGCATTCAATTGTTTAGTTCTTTTGCAGTTCTTCTCTCTTTTAGAAAATCAAACAGGCTAAAAGGTATTGGACAACAAATGATATTTTCCGTAAGAGATGAAAGTTTACATAGCGAAGCAGGATGTAAGTTGTTTAGAGAACTAGTTAAAGAGAATCCTGACATCTGGACATCTGAATTCAAAAAAAGTATAGTAGAAGGAGTTCAATTATCTCTTGTAAATGAATTCTTATACATAGAGAGTATTTTTGAAATGGGAGAATTAGAGACCATATCAAAACAAGATCTCAAGAATTTTATGTATGACAGAGCTAATAGAAAACTAGTTGAATTAGGATTAGAGCCTGTATATAAAGTAAACCCAAAATCAATGGAGAATATGTCTTGGTTTTACATTATGGTGTCTGGTGAGCAACAAACTGATTTCTTTGATAATAGGGAAACAGGATATGCAAAACCTAACGAAGATTGGAACAGTGATGACTTATTTTAAATTATAAACAATGAACGAACTACACGATTTAGCTAAAAAACAAGGTTGGTCCATAGATGACATACCGGAGTGGGGCAATAATAGCTTATACTTAACAACGATGCTTGGGGGTTATTTACAAAACAAAGAAACTCCAAAAGATGCTTATAACAGAATAGCTAGTACAGCTGCAACTTATTTAAACAAACCCGAATTATTTTCCAAGTTTTTCGAGATACTTTGGAATGGTTGGCTAATACCATCAACTCCGGTTATGAGTAACTTTGGAACTAACAGAGGATTGCCTATCTCATGCTTTGGTGGATATATCGGAGATTCTATGTACGATATATATAGAAAAAATCTCGAGATGGCTATATTATCTAAACATGGAGGAGGAACGGCTTATGATTTTTCTGAAATTAGACCTAAGGGAGCTCCAATAAAAGATGGAACTAATGGTACTACTGATGGAATTATACCTTTTATGAAGTCTTTTGATTCTACTATTATAGCATCTAAGCAGGGTAAAATGAGAAGAGGTGCCGTAGCTTTATACTTATCTGCAAACCATCCTGAATTTGCCGACTTCTTAAAAATTAGAGAACCTAAAGGAGATATTAATAGGCAATGTCATAATATTCACATGGGCGCTAAATTCTCTAATGATTTTATGGAGGAGGTAGTTAATAAGAATGGTAGCAAGAGAGAATTATGGCTAGAGCATATAAAAACTCGTGTTAAAACCGGAGAGCCTTACACTTTTTTTACAGATAACGCTAACGCTAATCTTAAAAGTACATTCTCTACATATAATCTCAAGGTAAGACACAGTCAATTATGCGCAGAAATAATGTTACCTTCGGATGAAAACCACACTTTTGTATGTTGCTTATCTTCTATGAATTTATATAAGTGGGAGGAGTGGTCAAAAACCGATGCAGTTTATTATGCTACTATATTTTTAGACGCAGTTATTTCCGAATTTTTAGACAAAGCTAAACACATCCAAGGAATTGAAGACTCTATAAGATTTGCTGAAAAATCTAGGGCTTTAGGATTAGGAGCATTAGGATGGGCTTCGTTGCTACAAAAAATGAGGATTCCTTTCATAGGCATACAAGCAACTTCTTTAACTCGAGTTATCTTTAGTCACTTGAAGGAAAAATCAGATAAGGCTTCTATGTGGATGGCTAGTGAATTTGGAGAGCCTACGTGGTGTAAAGGTAGTGGATATAGAAATTTAACATGTATTGCCGTAGCACCTAATAGAAGTTCATCAAAATTAGCCGGAGGAGTATCCCAAGGAATTGAACCATTTGCCGCCAACTTATACATGGACGATGACGCAAAAGGAGCTCACTTAAGAAGAAATCCGGATTTGGAAACATTGCTAGACGAAAAAGGATTAAATACTCCTCAAACATGGGATATAATTGCAGAGGATAAAGGTTCTGTTAAAAATATAGATGAATTGACGGAAGAGGAGAAAGAGATATTTAGAACCTTTAAGGAAATTAATCAGTTAGAATTAGTTAGACAAGCTGCCGTAAGACAAGAGTATATAGATCAAGGACAGTCTTTGAATCTTGCTTTTTTTCACGACGCTCCTGCTAAATGGATAAATCAAGTTCACATTGAAGCATGGAAACTAGGAATAAAAGCTCTGTACTATTTAAGATCAGAAAGTAATTTACGAGCTGATAGTAAACAACAGAGAGATTTATATTCTGAATGTATTGTTTGCGAAGGATGATAATAAAATTAGAGAGGCTTTTTAGCCTCTCTTCTTAAAACTATTATATTGTTATTTGGTTATTATAAAAAAGAAAAAATGATTGGCCTTAAAAAAAACGAATTAGAAGAAATATTTGATAATTTGAAAGAATTAGTTTTATACAAAGATGCTAAATATAATGGAGCAGCTGATTCTCCATTAAATATTTTTACAGGAAAGCATAAATTTGGATATCGAATTGATGATAAATTGAAAAGAATTCAAACATCTCCTGAATTAAGAAAAAATGATATAGTTGATTTAATTGGATATATAGCATTAATATTAAGAGACAAAGAATGGACTAATTTTGATGATTTAAAAGATTGATAAAATTATATGAAAAAATGCAGTAATTGTAACATCACAAAAGAAGATGAAGATTTCCATTTTAAAGGAAAGGGAAAGAGGAGATGTGTTTGTAAAAAATGTTACAATAGTAACTGGAAGTATAGAGTATTAAATGGTGTAATAGGTAGAGAAACTAGGAAAAAAGAAGAAACCGAGAGTGATAAAAGTAAAGAGAAGAGATTTAGAGATAAAGAAGTAAATGGTAATTTTTTAGAAGAGTTAAAAGATAGGCAAAACGGGATGTGTTATTGGCTAAATATACCAATAGATTTTACAATGGAAGATAGGTTAAGGAAGCCTAGTTTAGATAGGTTAGATAATAATATTGGGTATCGTAAAGACAATGTTGTTTTAACTACTATTTTTGCGAATACAGGAAGAAGAGATGCTACAATAGAGGAAATGTTAAAATTTATTTCGGATTACTTATAATACATTTGGTTTTTATAAAAAAAGGTTATGGCAATTATAAAGAATTATATTACATGTAAAAACTTAAATGAAGTAAAGGATTTAGCTGAGAAGATAAATACCTATAGTATCATAAGTTTCGACGTGGAGTCAACAGGTCTTAACGTAAGGAAAGACCTTATTGTAGGCATGTCATTTGGGTTTGAGCCCGGGCTATCCTACTATTTACCTACTCATGAGTGGTCGGTAGAAAAACAAGAACTAATTGCTTTGTCCACGGATTCTTACAGTAATGTTAAATTAGCCAAAGGTCTCATCAATAAATTAGTAGGAAAGAAGCTAATAATGCACAATGCCTCTTATGATACTTCTATTGTACTAAGTAATTATGGAATTGATTTACTCCCATCTTTACACGCAGATACTATTTTACTAGTACACACAACTAGAGAGGAGGGATCTATTGGATATGGCAGGCCATTTGCCCTTAAGTCTATCGGAAAACTTGTTCAAAAGTATATAGATTTAGATGTCGACAAAGAAGCGAACGAGGAACAGATTTTAATGAAAGAGTCCGTAAAAAATAACGGAGGTCTTATAACCCAGGATAATTTTGAAATATATAAGGCTGATTTAAGTATTCTAGCAAAGTACGCCTGCGCAGATACAGACTTAACATTGAGGATTTATCTTCTTTTTTCTAAAGTATTAGAAAAGGAAGGACTAGAAGATTTTTTCTATAATATTGAAGTAATGCCTCTATACAAAGAAGTAACGGTTCCTATGGAAAGAGAGGGAATTTTAATGGACTTTGACAAGATTAAAGAAGCTCAGAGAGATATTATAGAAGACATAAAAACCATAAAAGATGAAGTGTATGCTTCTTTAAGGGAGTCTAATGAATTTAAAAGTTGGGTGTATTCTACCGCCAATAGTAAGTATCCTTCATTCAAGAAAGACGGTAATTCATGGATTCCAGTAAGAGGTGCTATCTTACCGGAACTTGTTAAATTGGCTGGAATTTCTGATTATTTTTTAAATGATAAAAATGAGATAAAAATATTAAAAAATAAAGTACTAACTTTACCTGACAGCGAGATAAAAACATATCTTTTAGGAGAATCCTTTTCCCCTACAACTATTTCCGATAATCTTAAAAAACTTCTAGCTTTTTCCTCGGTTAATTTATGGAAAAAAGCTAATGATAATGAACTTATAAACATTAACTCAAAACAACAATTAGCATCTTTTGTATTCAATTTCTTAAATGAAAAACCAATAACATACACCGATAAAGGCGCCGCGCAGTTCAATGAGTCTTTCGTGGAATCAATAAGTGATAAATATGATTGGAGTAGGAAATTAACTGTGTATAATAAGCTGAATAAGCTAAAATCAGCATACATGGATAGATTTATAGATAGTTGCGAAGACGGAAGATACTACTTTTATTATCAACAGCACGGAACTGTTTCCGGAAGATACAGTAGTGACGCGCAACAACTACCAAGACCTTTTGAATCAGATCAAGGCGTAGATCCTAGAGTGTATAAGTACACTAACATGATTAGAACCTTTTTTATCTGTGACGAAGATACTACTTTTATAGATTGTGATTATGTTAGTTTAGAGCCTCATATATTCGCACATATAAGCGGAGACGAAGGCCTTAGAGATATATTCAGAAAGAATTGGGATTTCTACTCTCGTATTGCAATAGACACAGAAAAATTATCTCAATATTCGGCAAATCCGGAGGATAGTAATTTTTTAAAAAAAGTAAACAAGACTTTAAGAAACAAAGCAAAAAGTTATTCTTTAGGCATTCCTTACGGAATGTCTGCTTTCGCTTTAGGTAAAACTATAGAGGTTCCCACAAAAGAAGCTAAAATATTGATAGATGGATATTTAAATGCCTATCCGGAACTTAAAAAATGGATGATAGAAAGTGAGGAGTTTGTAAAAAATAATGGGTACATTAAATGTCAATCGGGAAGAATAAGACATTTACCAAAAGTAAAAGAATATTACAGTAAATTTAAAGACAAGCTACTTGATTATGATTTTAGGGAAAGTTTAAAAAGAGATTTCAGCGAGAAAGAAATTACAGATATGTATAGAGATTATAAAAACGGATTAAACAATGCCAAGAATATTCAAATACAGTCTATGGCGGCTCATATTGTAAATAAATCCGCTCTATTAGTTAATAGAGAATTTATAAAAAGAGAAATTAAAGGACTTGTAGTAGCTCAAATCCATGACCAGTTAATATTTAAAGTAGAGAACTCTAGGAAAGATGAGGCATTAAGCATAGTTCAAGATATAATGGAAAACTCTACAAAGTTAAGTATAGATTTAAAAGCACCTCCGGAATTATCTAAAAATTGGCAAGAAGGACATTAATTAGTAAATATTAACTAATTATTGTAAACATTAAACTTTTTATTTACTTTAACGTTTTATTAAAAACTAAAAGAATGAATTTACCACCAATGGAACCTGCAAAATTACAGATAACTCCGGAACAAATGGATTCTATCTGCTGTGATGCTTGCGGACATGAATATTTTAAGCAAGTTTTAATCCTAAAAAGGATTAGTAAGCTATACACTGGCACTACTAAAGACAAAGTTGTCACTATGCCCGCATTTGTATGCGACGCTTGCGGAGAGCCAATAGATATGGAAAAATTGTCATAAGTAAAATAAATGGTTTTGGAAGATTTAAAAGTAAAGTTGAATGAGGCTATAGTTTTTGCTAATGAAGTAAAGAAAAAACCTCACAGACATGTTTCTTTCTCTCAGTTCTCCATGTATAGTCAATGTGCTAAAAAATGGTTTTTGAGCTACGCTTTAAAGCTAGGTACAAGACCTCCTTCGATACACATGACTTTTGGGACGGCGTTTCACGAAGTACTACAGGAATACATAACTTTGTATCACGACAAGAGCGCTAAAGATAATGGAAAAGTTGATTTTGATATAGAGTTAATAAATAAAATAAAAGAGATATATAAGAGAGATTACAATAATTACGGAAAACATTTTTCCACAAGTTCGGAATTGTCTGAATTTTGTGAACAAGGTGTAAAAATTCTAAATCATATAAGAAGTAACTATAATTCATATTATGATAGACAAAATTGGACGCTTTTGGGCGTAGAGGTTCCTCTGATGGTAAAAATACTAAATTCGGAGGAGCCTCTCTATTTTATTCTGTTTATAGACTTATTATTTTATGATAAACTTAACAATACTTTAATCATAGATGATATAAAAACTTCCGGCAAAGGATGGAGCTCTTACTCCAAGAAGGATAAAATAAAAACATCTCAGGTATTACTATATAAGGCTTTTTTATCCAAAAGTCTCGGATTAGATTATAAAAAAATAGATACGAGGTTTACTATAGTGAGAAGAATAACAGATGCTTATGACTTTCCTCTTAGTAGAGTGCAGTTATTTAAGCCTGCTCAATCAAATAAATCTACTGATTTAGCTTTAGATAGTTTTAAAGATTTCGTAAAAACGGTATTTGACAAAGAAGGAAATTATAGACATGATATAGAATACCCAGCCGTAACAGGAAATAATTGTTTTAACTGCAATTACTGCGAATTTAATGATAGACATGACATTTGCCCTATAGAAAATAGATTATAAAATCACAAATTACATAAAATGAATTTTGAATTACCTAAACTAAGGAAAATAACCAATAGGCCAAAGAAGAAAAAAATACTACTTCTTTCGGATGACCTGCGTCTAAATTCAGGTATTGGTGTAATGTCTAGAGAACTTGTAGTTGGGACAGCAAAACACTTTGATTGGGTTCAACTAGGTGCCGCTATAAAAAACCCCGATGCAGGTAAAATAATTGATGTTTCCGAAGATGTTAATAAGGAAATGGGTATTGATGACGCTAGCGTATTGATTTATCCTAATAATGGATATGGAGACCCCCAAAAACTAAGAGAAATTATTTCTAGAGAATCGCCTGATGCAATACTACATTTTACAGATCCTCGTTTTTGGGAGTGGCTATACGACATGGAAAGAGAAATTAGAACATCTATTCCAATAATGTATTATAATATATGGGATGATTTACCATATCCTCATTGGAATGCAGAATTTTATGCATCATGTGATTTTATATTTAACATTTCTAAACAGACTCATAATTTAGTTAATATAGTATTAGAAGAAAATGAGTATAAGACACATGACTTAGATTGTGGAATGCCTGAAAACTTTTCAAATGATACAACATATACCGCTTATATCCCGCATGGTATAAACAATAAGCACATTTATAAAATATCAGAGAAAAGCGAAGTATTTGAAGAATATACAAAGTATATATCCGAATTTAAAAAGGAAACTCCTACCGATTTTCTAGTCTTCTGGAATAACAGAAATATCAGAAGAAAACAACCAGGAGATGTTATTCTCGCTTTTAGTAAATTCTGTGAGCTTCTAAGAGATGAGAACAAAGCTAGTAGATGTGTCTTGGTTATGCACACCGACCCTATTGATGGAAACGGAACAGATTTAATAGCCACAGTAAAAGCCATAAATCCAATAGGAAAAGTTATCTTTTCGGATAAAAAGATAGATACTAAGACTTTAAATTTTTGGTATAATTTCGCTGATGTTGTTGTTAACATAGCATCTAACGAAGGTTTCGGATTATCCGGTGCTGAAGCCATAATGGCCGGAACGCCTATCATAAACAATGTAACCGGTGGTCTACAAGATCAATGCGGATTTGTTGACAGCAAAGGAAATCACATGAAGTTCACAAAAGAGTTCCCTACAAATCATTCGGGGGTACTTAGAAATCATGGAGAATGGGCTTATCCAGTATTTCCTAGCAATAGATCTTTACAAGGTTCCCCGGCAACTCCGTACATCTTTGACGATAGAGTTTCTTTTGAGGATGTAGCTGTAGCCCTTTTACATTGGTACAATATTCCTAGAACAGAAAGAAAAGCTTTAGGAAGTAAAGGTATAGACTTTGCCTTAAATCCTGAGATAGGTATGTCAGCAGAAGAAATGAGTAATAGATTTATTAAAAACATAGGTATAGCCTTAGATAACTGGAAGCCTAGATCTAAATTCTCACTTCACAAAATAAAACCAGAAAAAACTAATAAAGCAATAGGAATTTTATGAAAAAGAAAGTAACTCTAGTAGCACCTGTATATACAGCCTCAGGATATGGAGCGCACGGAAGAGATATTGCCTGGGCATTAATTGCATTACAGGACAAGTACGATTTAAAAATTGTCTCTACAGCATGGGGAAACACTCCGACTAATGCACTAGACAAAAATAATCCAAATGATTTGGAGATTATTAAAAGAATTGTACCTAAAACTGACGCAAATGACGATATTTTTATACAACTGACTATTCCTAATGAATTTGTTAGATGTGGAAAATATAATATAGGATTTACTGCTGGAATTGAGACAGACATGTGTGCTCCTAAATGGATTGAAGGATGTAATAACATGGATATGCTTCTTACAACATCTAAGCATTCTTTGGATGTTATAAACGATTCTGTTTTTGACAAAGTAAACAAAAATACAAATCAACTCGAAGGAACTCTAAAGCTCAGAGATGGCCTCAGGAAGGAGATTTTATTTGAGGGGGTTGACACGACACTATACACTAATAAAATGAATCCTGATGAAAATATGGGGATTTTAGAGCATGTCAAGGAAGACTTCTGTTATCTATTTGTAGGACATTGGCTGCAAGGTTCTTTTGGAAATGATAGAAAGAATGTAGGAGCCATGATAAAAGTATTTTTTGATACCTTTAAACGAATGCCCGCAAACAATAGGCCGGCGTTAATATTAAAAACTAGTGGAGGTAAATACTCGGTAGGTGATTTAAATGAAATACAATCTAAAATTAGATCTATACTAGACGGGGAAGCTGGACCTAACATCTATGTACTTCATGGAGATTTATCAGATGGAGAAATGAATAATCTATACAACGACCCAAAAGTAAAAGCAATGATTTCTTTCACTAAAGGAGAGGGATACGGCAGGCCTTTAGCGGAATTTTCCGTAACTGGAAAGCCTATCATCGCTTCTAATTGGTCCGGTCAGCTTGACTTCTTACACCCTAAGTATTCTTCACTTCTTCCTGGTAGATTGGAACAAGTGGATAGATCTGTAGTAAACGATTGGTTTATTCAGGACGCAAAATGGTTTACCGTAGATTATATGTATTCGGCTGGAGTTATTGCAGATGTTTTTACTAGATATAAAAAACATAAGGAGAATGCGGAAAAGCAAAGAGTACATACACTAACTCATTTTTCTTTTGAGAAAATGGTAGATAAGTTAGAGGAAATCTTAGATTCTATTGAAATAGAACAGTCTAGTAATCAACCTAAATTAAATACATTAAAATTACCAAAACTAAAACTAGTAGAATGATTAGCGAAACATTAGAAGAGAAATCTCCTATTACAGGGAAAGACGAAGTTATTGTTGAACTTACTGACTCTGGAATTCTTACCAAATTATGCATGGGCAGCGGCTACTATACGGACTCAAGTCTTGTTCTTGGCTCGGATAATCAGATTCAGTATGAGTCGACGCTGCCCCGGATTTGTATCGACAAGCGGCACATTGACGTGGACCATTGCGTTTGGTATCCTTTTATATTCTCATTGGACAAGGCGGTTATTTTTCCGGACGAGGGTGAGAATAGGAAATTAGTATGGAAAGTTTGTGCTATTGTGGACTTTACTAAGGATGATGTAGAGTCTTACCCAAATGCAGAGATTCAACGTAAAGTAGATGTGGATAACTCTATTGAATTTGACGCGAACGGCTTTGCTTTGGCCTTTGAGAAACTATATGAATTAAACGCTCCAAAATACAGAGAAATTGGATAACATATTTATTTCCTACTGTGTTACTGCTTGCAATGAGAACGAGGAATTGTTTGTATTACTTTCCCAGTTAGAAGGCGTTTTGGGAATAGATACGGAAATTATAGTACAGACAGATTCCTCCAAGGTAACTAAAGATGTTCTGCATGTAATTAATAATCATGACATCTCGGATTCTATAAAGCATGTGAATTTTCCATTGAACGGAGATTTTTCTACATTTAAAAACAATTTATTCAAACATGCAAGAGGAGAATGGATTTTTCAAATTGATGCAGATGAATTGTTGAATCAATATTTGCTTTATAATTTAAGAGAATTGTTGGAGATTAATGAAAACATGGAGATGATTGCGGTTCCTCGGGTAAACATAGTAGAAGGTATTACACAGGATTGGATTAATCAATGGAAATGGAATATAAGTAAACAGGACAATGCTATAGGTTCTACTACGGAGCCTATAAGCATTTACAGTGACTTCTATAAGGTTCTTGAGACGAATAATCTAATTAAAGAAGATTATAAGGTAAACGATAAAGGAGATAGTAGGATAGTTGTTTATCATAAGCCTATTATTAATTTTCCGGATTATCAAACTAGGATATATAGGAACAAGGATAGTATTAGATTTAAGAATAAAGTACATGAGGTAATTACAGGGTATTCACATTACTCTGCTATTCCTAGTGATTGGAATTGGTGCTTATTACATGTTAAGGATATTACTAAGCAGATAAGTCAAAATGAAATGTATTCTAAATTATAATATGATTATTCCTAAATGTTGAACTTATGTTACGTATTAGATTAGTTGATGATACTAAGGGTAGAAATAAAGCTACATATAGAGGAT